GCCTTGGCTTCCACTTGTGAAGGATGTGGCATTACTGTGTAATGGGTATTCTTTTCCATTCTGTAAGCCTTCAACAGTTGCTTTCTGTTTTGACCCTCTCTGAATGAAACGTGAACCCAATCGGGATTCTCATCGGTACCGAACTCCCATATCATCTGATCAAACTCAAGGTTGCTTGCAATGTACTCGAATGCTTTTGCGTTATTCTCATTCAAGTCAAAGTCAACAGCTTCACCTGTGTTGTGCTGGCTAGTCTTAGAGCCACCGATGTACTTGTTCAATGCGATTGACCTGTACCCACTAGTGATTTTGATTGGCATACCCAAGCCCTCACGCAAAGGCTCAAGTACCTGCTCGCACAATGTCTTTAAGTTCTCCAATACAGCCGGGTCCTTTGGGATGTTTGGAATTTCGTTTTTGATTGCTGTTTGACTATATGTCAATTCACGCAAAGTAAAGTTTTCTGTAATGTTCATAATCTTATTTTCTTAATACTATTAGCAAAAATAATACTATTGAGACAATAACCAACCACCATGGGTAATCGCATTCTTTTACAGAAATCCTTGGAGGTAAAGTAATTGTCTTTGAAACCTTGATAGTATCTGGCTTCTGCTTTACATAAGTCCTTATAATGTCATGGTCTCTGATTATCTTGACTATAACACTCCCGGTATCTATCACAATGGTGTCGCTTACCTCGGTGTAAAAGGTTTCAAAAATCTCAACTGAGTCTGTGTAGATAATTGTATCGAACTTTACGACCTGTGGTTGACAGATTACGGGATCTTTCTTGCACGCCTTCTTTAGATGCCACTGCGCAGAGCAGCTAGACAGCAATAGTATTAGCGCCCCTGCCCACGATATTTTTTGCATGGTTTATTGTTTTTAGAGTGTACTCCGGGCCTTCTCCTTTTAGGCTTAGCCTTGTGCTTTGCTATCTGTGCTTGCTTTGCCATTTGTGTACTTATCTATTACTGTGTATCCTAACGAGAAAATAGTGATAAACTCCACCGCCTCAACGAGCTGAGGAGTATTGTAATAAACCAAGCTGCCAAAAAGAACCAAAGCACCAACGATGCCCACGAATCTTTTAGAACTGAACTCGCCCTTGTCGCCTTTAAATACTTCACTTACTTTCATAGAAATATTTTTGAATCATTAAACTATCGTTCAAATTGTGGATTTCATCCAAAACCATTGCAGCACTATCGCACATCATTTCGGAGTGGTGTATCTGCTCCTCTGCTTTTTCTTCGATACTTGGTTCAATTGTTACCGCCATAATCAAGGCGATAGCTACTAGGGCGTAAAGTAGTTTCATATTTTGCCTAAATTTTTATAAATTGATATCTCAGTAATCAATGCAGAGCAAAGTGAATCTTGCGTTTTTAACTGCTTTGATAGTTGCTCAAGTTTTGCTTCGCATTGCTGTAACCGGTCTTCACATCGATCATTGATGTCTTTGCTTTGGCTTTCTGCACGATAATATAAAACACTCACAACGATCAACATTAAGAATGTAATCGCTTTTGCTGGGTCACTTTTGAATTGATCAAAGTCAATTGGGAATTTCATTATTGTTCAAATATAATACCAAAATATCAAATGCTATTTTGAGAAGCAAGCAAGAGCCTGAGCCTTGGCAAGAATAGTCAAAGCTTCATTATCCTTGATTGCATTCTTTAATGTTTCTGCATCTGTTGGATCCAAGTCCAACTCTTCTCCTGCATAAAGTTTCTGAGCCCAGTGCCAAAATTTTAAGGCATCTCCCTTTGAACCCTGTGCTAAAACTTGTGCAATTAATTTGCCGATATTTGAATCAGCAATCTCAGTTCCGTCCAATGCAACGATTGGTAAATTTAGATTTAATTTCATATTTTAGTGAATCCTAATTGTTGTAGTGCCCAGTCTATAGCATATTCATCATCAGTTCCCCACTGAGAATATGTTTGGTCATCCATATAAAGATTACCCTCTAATACAACAACGCCAGCTTGAGTTTCTAGTGTTTCTGGATCTACGACCTCGGTGCTTACTGACCAATAAAAGCTAGCTCCAGTCCCCGGTAATGGAATAGATATTGCTGTCATATAAAATAATTTACCAACACCTTTGGTTGGAACTACTACATCTTGTATTACAGTGTATTGCATGTACAAATCTATTAAAAAACATTTACAATTATCCCCCCTTGAATGTCAATGTTCTGTTGACCCGGGGGGTTTGTTGGAATTACTAACATTCCAGTATATCCTGCAACTCCATTTACAAAGTATGAAGTTGAATTGACATCGCCATTAACATTTAACTTATAGACATTGTCAACATTAGTCCCGATTGCAACATTTCTCGAACTAAAAATTCTCATCGATTCGGAATATACAGTTCCACTTTTGAATATTACTTCTTTACCAGAAATGCCAATATCTCTCGCAGCATTTCCCACTGTCAATGCTTGAAAGTAAGATGTTGTTGCGTCATTAGAAATAATGCCCCCATCCCCACTTGCTAATGTTGCCCTAAGTGCAATATTTGTGCCTATAACTTGAAGAGAAGCTGTAGGAGTTGTAGTGCCTACTCCTACTCTATTGTTTGTTGAATCAACGTAAAGAGTATTAGTATCTACAGTTAAGCCGCCTATAGTAATGGAATTTGTAGTAGTATTACCAGCAGTAGTTACTTGTGCTAGAGTAGGAGTTGGAACGGAAATATCCGAAAGCACTTGAGCAGCCGTCCTGCGATGGACTACACCGCCACTCAAGGTCAAGAAATCACCTGCTGCATTACTAACAGAAGACAATGCCAAATCAACTAGCGATGTTCTTCCACCGACTACGGTCATTGCGTTTCCGCTACCGCTTGTCTTATTTACATAAAGGGCCTCATTGGAACCGCCTTTAGTCACTACTATTCCATACCCACTGCCGCTCGTATGGTCGACAGTAAGCGTGTTAGTACTTCCGTTGTTTGAAAATGTTCCACGGGCAGCTAATAATTGATGGGTTCCTAGATTTACATTAGTTGTAGCTCCCGTGTAAGGAACATACCCCGTCAACGCACTTCCGTAGTTAGGAATATTAAGAACATTGCTTACTAATGTAGCTGCCCCACTAGAGCCTGTGGTTGTGAGTGAGGTTATACGGTTTGTATAAGCTGTATCCCAGTTTGCCTGAGAAGCCGTAGTAGGAAGAGCGTATCCTGCCGCATAAGTTATTGCAAAAGTACCTGAACTAGTAATTGTTGCAGGAGATACACTTAGTCCTGTAGGAACAGTCATCGCTACAGAGGTGACCGTACCACTACCTCCTCCACCGCCAACAGTAATGTTTCCACTACCAAGTAAAGATATCCCATTGATGGATTTTATGTTTACTTGATTGACGAGCAGGTCCTGCTTTGCACTCAAGGCTACTACTAAATCTGTTTGGTCTATTATATTGCCAAGGATATCGCCCCAATATGTTTCGCTAGATATTGTTAAATTCCCACCGCCTAATATAGACTGATTATTTATAGTCTTAATATTGGAACCGCTCCTAAGTATATCTTGCTTGTTAACTAACTGAGCCTGAATGTTTCCATTTATTCCTCTAAGGGCTTCAATATCAGCATTGGTTAATAGCCTGCTTTGATCCTTAGCGGCATCACTAGGAGATGGATCTCCTTGATTCATTATTACTTCCCTGATGCGGCTAATAGACATTTAATTATGGGAATGGGTTAGGTTGTATTACTTCAAATTCTGTTGGCTCTCCTAATACCGCCTCTAATCCTTCAACGTGTTGAATGTACCAAAAGCCGTCAAGGTCGGAGTAATTGTAGTTAACCCAATAAAGCGTTTCTCCGTTTGGCACTGGTAAGCCCATATAAGTCGCTGCGGTTTGACGTGCTGCGATTGCTTCGGTTTCGATATGATATTTGTAGCCTTTATAAACCATAATATGTTTTTATATTATTCTCTAATCCTGTTTGATTTGAAAATTCATTTGTAGCGTATATTATTGCTTCGGATAATTTACCATCTAAATTAACTGGATTACCCTCACCGCTTAAAGACCTAAAAATAAAATTATTATTATTATTTATGTTAAATGATGCACCTAAAATGCTTGTATTTTTATACACGCTTATAGATTGTGTATTATTTCTATAAATTGATAATAAAGCAAAGTTTAACCCAAATCCAGCATTGGAAGAACCAAAAGAAGAACCAGCCGTATGATAAACTATATTTACATCTTGATATATTCCATAACTTGCTTGAACACCTGGTGTTAATGATCCAAAAATTTCTTTCTGATAAGAATCAAATTTTACTACTCCAAACAGTGAATAAATTTTTAACAAATTTAAATCTGCAGAAATTTTTAATTCTTGACTTGACGTGTGGTCAATAGTTGGATTACCATTCTCTATTATTACACTCCCGCCACTAACTATTTGCGGTTGATTTGCTGCCGTTGTTTGTGTAGCGTGTCTTGCGTTACCGCTTTGATCATACCAAGTCTTGACAAATCCATTTGTACCGCTGCAAAAGGTAGTCAATGATGATGTGTCAAGTTGATTGTTAGAAAAACCTATATCTTGTTCTGTATTGTCACTTGACCTACGAACACGAATAGCACTACCGCTATAGGCAGACCTTAATTTACGCAAAGAATATGCAGCCGCTGCTGATGGGTATAAGTCCAGCAAAAGGCTCGGTGCCAGTGTTGTTACTGAGATGGTATTTGAGTATCCTGTGATTGGCATTATTCAGTTGGGGGGAATGGTGGTGCTGGTGGTGGTACGTACTCGGCTTCGGGTAAGGTAAGTAGGTAATCCCATTCTGTATTTAAAATTTCCTCTTTGTCCTGCTCAGATAAAAATAAGTACCATACTCCGTTAATATCTTGTACGCAATTAAAAAATACATAAGAGCCATAATATACACCTTGTATAGCGTCTTTTTGTTCTATTGTTAAAATATATCCTATCATTATACTTGACGTGAAAGGGTTGTTTGAAATGCTTGAACTGCGGTGTAAAAGTTGGAATCTTCAGTAGAGCTTAACCCATCTCCGATAGATGCAAATGCATATTCCTTATCTGTGAAAAATGCGCCATTCCCTCCAGCATTTGCTCCGCCTAAATATAAATTATTATTTGCAAATGTTCCAGCGGTTGCTGTTCCTGTTAAAAATGAACTTGCATTGCGATACAAAACTTGTGCTAAACTTCCATTCGTACAACCAACCCAAAAACCTCTTGAATCGAGAGAGGCAAAAGAAGATGAATAGGAAATATCCGCAATACCAAGATATGCTAAACTTGTACTATATCTTGTTATTAAAAAAGTGGGATTTGTTGTCATACCAGCATTAGAAGCGTTACCAAAATCGTATGGCGAACCAGCATTAACATTATTTCTTACATATACGCTTAAATGGGTATTTGTTTGTGTTAATTCAGATAATGTGTTTAAATTAGTATTCATAAACGCGCTACTTCCATTTCCTTGGACTCCCGTACTTGCAAACGTCCAGCCACTACTAAATGTACTGGTAAAACTTGAACTCTTCAAATTCTGAGCACACGCTGCTTGTCTTGCAGCAGTTGTACCCGTACCACCTCCAACCATTGGATATATGGCTTTCATTGCAGACCAAATACCATAGGCTTTTAAATCAGCAACCAATGTCTCTGTAGCCAATACCTCAGCGTATGAAAGCGTTCCACCTGCTGTATAAACACGGCCAAAGAATGATGCAGCATCAGCGTCAACGCCAGTGACTGCACGTAATCTGTAGTAGTAAGTTGTGTTTGCAGTCAGCCCACTAACAACCTGTGAGTTACTAATAACGACAAAGTTCTGGTACGACCCTACGAACGATGAGAATGAACTGCTAGTGGATACGTCAAGCAAGTAATATGAAGCGCCAGAAAATGCGTTCCAATTAGCCGTAAATGATGTTTCACCAACACCAGTTGCAGCAGTTGCCACTGGCACTGTAACTATCTGTGATGCTACTATTCCGTGTGTTGCTAATATCATAATTATGCAGTTATGTCACCAAAGAGGTAGCATTCACTGGCTGATAAGAATACCAATGTTGCACCACTATACTGACCAGATAATTTCAATTTACCACCATTACTTCTTATTGTCATACCTGCTCCTGCTACAATCGTAGTTTGACCTGCTCCGTATTGAGCTATCAATATTTGCTGTCCTGCAATAAATGTAGAAGCAGGCACAGTTAAGTTATTAGCACTACCCACATTCATCTCTACTAATTTGTCAGCGTCACCAGAAACCAATGTATATGATGCAGTTTGTCTGTTAGCCGTAATTATTTTGTTTGTCTTGGAGTCAAGTTGAGTCTGAATAGCAGAAGACACTCCGTTTAAATAACCAAATTCAGTATTATCTACAGACCCTGCACCTATCTTAGTAGCATCAATCCCACTTGGAATATCACCAGCAGATAAGTCTGCACCAGCAGTAACCAAGCCCTTACTGTCGTAAGTAATCTTAGTCTTAGTAGCTCCGGTGATAGCAGCATTCTCGTCTACCTTCCCATCCAACGCAGTCTGTAAGTCAGTCTGATTTGATAATGTGCCTGTAATACTACCCCAAGCAACAGACCCTCCACCTCCACCAGTATTGGTGATGGTAATAGTATCTGTACCGTTATCAGTAATAGATATGCCTGAACCAGCCGCTAACTGCAATGCACCACTTAGTCCCTCTAAAGAAACAACTCCTCCACCTCCACCTCCAGAGTACTGAGGTATGTTCAACGTATTGCCAATCAACGTAGCAGCACCACTAGATCCAGTAGTAGTCAACGTCAGCGTACCCTGCTTAGCGTTCAATTGAGTTTGAATAGCAGAAGATACTCCATTTAAATACCCAAACTCTGTGTTGTCTACCGATCCAGCTCCAATCTTTTGTGCATCTATACCTGTAGGCATATCGCTAGCGGCCAAATCTGCACCAGCAGTTACCAATCCCTTGCTGTCGTAGGTTATTTTAGTCTTGGTTGCTCCTGTAATTGAAGCGTTTTCGTCTACCTTACCATCTAATGCTGTTTGTGTTGCAGTGGAAATGGGTAAAGAACCCGGAGCAACCTTCTTGGTTTCTCCAGAACTAGTATCTTCTATTATCATCCAGTCATTGGATGGATCTATGCCTCCAATGGTGGTCAGGTTATAAATAAAAATATCTGCCATGTTAAGGTACTCTTGTTGTTACAATAAAACGATCACCAGAATCTGTGACAATGTAATTACCATTGTCAGCAACCAAAAGACCGGTGACTAAAATAATAGCCTTTGTCTTCGCTCCTCTAATTAAATTAGCTATCGCAATTACCATAAGGCTACAATATCAGTTGCGTTAGTGCCAGTAGCCCAAACTCGAACCACTTGAACAGGGACGAAAGACCCAGCCGTTAACCCAACAAATGTTACATCATCACCACCAGCGGTAGTAACTTTTATGTCTCCATCTCCCCCAATGTAAAGAACACATCCATTATTACCGGTTCCATCTTGAGTTGATACACTCGGTATGTTTGTGCTATCGCTTGGGGTAACAGCAGCTGCACGATATGCTTGAAGTTTCTGATAACTCATGAGTCTATTCTTTTAAATCTTATTTTTTTAGAATTGTTGTATTGCCTTCCCCTGTGCTTCCTATAACTTTCATTGAAGTGCTCACAGGCTCTACGCAAAGATACAAATTTTATACCTGTCTCTAAATCAATGACTGGCATTGACTTCGCATCAGAAATATTATCCATATGGCTCTTTGTTATTTGCTTTAACTTAGCCGATTCGGACATTTTTCTTTTCGTTTCATCAGACATTTTCTTTGCAGAAATGCTTCTAGACTTCTTCTCAACATCAGGGACGATCCTCCCAAATGTTCCAATACCACCGTTGGTTAGATTACACAAAGTACCGGTACCTAAATCCAATCTTCCATAGATGGATATAAATTCCCTTTCTTTCTCAGCAGCCTCTTCGGTATCTAAATCTTCGAAAATAACTTGCACTTTGTAAGAAGTGCTCTTGACTATTTCGTGCCAGTTTTTATTTCTTTTCGATGAAGAATACGCGCGCTTAACATTCTCGCCCATGCCCACATAAAATGGCATATTGGTATCGAGTCTTATATGTCTATAAACACAGGCCATGCTTTGTCTTGTGGTACAAATATATGAATTTTAAATAACATCATAAATGACCACAGAGTGCCATGATTATTTATTATATGGGAAAGCCCGGTTTAATTTATCTTTTCTTTCTGCGCAGCCGCAAGGCTTGCCTGTAGCTTGCGCTACTTTCTCGACAACCGCTTTGATGCCGGTCGCTGTTGTGATCTTTTCAATTGTATCACCGAGTCCTTTGCTTTGTTTGTTGTCCATAGTGCAAATATAGTTATACTTTCGATATTCTTTTACCCATGCCCACTCTAGACTTCTCTGCCTTTTTGGCTGCTAGTTTGGCCGGGGATATTTCACTTTTTGTTTTGGGAGTCTGAGCAGAAACTCTTTTGGTTGGACGGCAATACTCATTCTTGCCACCGGCACCACAAGCTTTACCTGTCTTTGTATCCTGCCACTTCTCACTCTCCCATCTTTTTAGGCTTGTGCCCTTCTCGCTCTTGCGTACATCGCCTGACCCCTTCCTGCATTTAGCAATCGCTTGAGATGCTCTTGCAGAGGGGAACACATCATACTGTGCTTTGACTTTTTTGTAGCAAGCGTCTTTCATTTCCCTTTGTTTTGTCTTTGTTCTTTTCTCATTTGGCGATACTCTCTCATAGCATCTCTCCTAGCTGGACCTTTCTTCCAACTCCCCATAGCGAACTTCTCCGCTTTCCTTTCGTTTCTGAACTCAAACACTTCCCCTTTCTTGTAAGCCTCCTCTAATGACTGAGGCTTGTAATTGTTAGGGCTAGTTGGAGTTATAGTAGGGAATACAGCAGTCTTCTTGCCAACCGATGCGCTAGCCATTAAGTGCGTAGCTGGGCCATGTTCAGTCTGCATCTCTCCCATGCCCTTACGCATGGCTCGAGCTTTCTGCTTCCTGAATGTGGTGATTGGTTTTGGATTTGCCATTAGTATTTTCCCCTTCTTCCTTTCGGACTACTTTGAGTGGACCCACCGGCACCAGCCCAAAGATTTTTACACGCCCAGTATCTAGGCGTTAACTTGTTGGTAGCAGTGTCACAAGAATGACGTGCCTTAAATGACTTGCGAGCAGCAGCAGAATAGTTATGTCCGTATCCCTTTGCACCGAAGTGCAAGAGTTTCTCCTGCCCATTTGCACAAGCCTTGACCATCTTCTTCTTTCCGGGACGGTCAGAAGCCACAGGTCTATTGCACGCCATTCTTGATTTCTCTGCCATGATTATCTTCTTTTCTTTTTTGCTGTTGGTTTAGTAGGCATCTTAACAGAAGATGGGCCTGATTTAGGTTTTACTGGTGTAGCCTTTAAAGTTTGTCCTTTTATTTGATTAGCCTTATAAGCCATGCCATCAGAATAAGCCTGCATTGATATTGGCTTCTTTTTTTCCGCTGCCTTTGCTTTTGAAGTCTCTCCTACTTTCTTTACAGCCTGTACAGCCTTGCCATATTTAGTAAGACCACCCCCAATTTCCTCACGCTCTTTCATTCCAATCATACCTTTGTCTTTTGACTTGAGGCCTCTTTCCCTTTGGTCATCGTCATCTCGAATATCTCTTCTGAAAGAACTTATACCATACTTTCGATTATACTGACCAGACTTCTCATCATAATCAAAATCACTATTATGATATTTATCAGCCATCTTATCTCTAAACTGCTGACGAGTCTCAGAGTAGCGAGCAGCACTTGCCTTTAATGTCGTACCCTTTGGAGGTTCAGGGTTTTTCTTTTTCTTGATTGCCATGATTAATATCCTTTCTTTTTTGTTGCTGGTTTAACAGGAGTCTTCACAAAAGATGGACCTGTCTTAGCCTTTGCAGGCGTAGCCTTCAAGGTTTGGCCCTTGGGTTTGTTAGCTTTTTCTTTCATTGGATCATACTGCAAGTTATGACCCATACCCGGAGTGAGGTTGTTCTTCTTAATCGCCATGATTAATAGCCTTTCTTTTTTGCAGCTTTTGCGCCTTTCTTTGCCATAGACATTACCTTAGCGGTAGCACCTTTGCCAGTTGGCTTCATAGCTTTCATGTCTGGCTTTGACTTTGCTGTTAGGACAGATGCCTTCGGCAATCCGCTTCCTGCTTTACCTGAGTTTTTCATAATTATTTCTTTTTAGAAGTTTTAACTTTTGAACTACCAGATTTTACTCTCTGGGTGATTGGGTTTTGGTTACAACTTGGCATTTGTTTTATATTTTTGCATACAAATATAATTAAATCTATTAAAATGAAAACTAATTACCTAAAGTATTGGAAGGCAGTACGCTACTACTTCAAGATGAAGTATGGTCTGTCTCAGGAAGAGTTAGATATCTTGCTTTACATCTACGACCTAGGGTACTTCAGCACAAGGAAACTTGACAAGTTAGAGAAACTTTTCTCTTGGGACAAAGACCGCATCACAAAGATGTGCACCAACGGATGGCTCGGTGCGTTCGACAGCCCAACGAAGAAAGACAGAAAGATTTACGAGATCAGTCCGAAAGGCAAGAGAGTCATCACCCATATGTACAACATCCTCAACCGTGAGGCAGGCCCATACATAGAAAAAGGCCAGAACTTAGCTGACCTTCCCTATATGGAGCGTAGATACACTCGGTTCCTCATCGAGATGATGGAGGAAATCGAGCAGGAGAAAGAGCGCAAAAGATTGGAGGATCAAAGAACCACCACAACGTCTCGCTCCTGAATGATTGTATACTGAATGTTATTGATTACCATGGTAAAGCTGTGTCCCTTGTCGTAATAGACCAAGTCATCAGCCTTTATCACAGACACATCAGAGCCGGGGTTTATCACCTTGGCTTTTTTGTATCTGAACTCATCGGAATCTTGCGATGAAAGGAGTAGCCCACCCTCTGTGCGGATCTCCTCTGTGATATTCACCACCACTATGTACTTACCTATTGCTTGCATACTCTGATATTACTCGGTTGTGTAGGATCTTGCCATAGTGACGATGGCGTTGGTTGACAATATGGTCACAGCTACACTGACTGCGTTCTGAAGTGCGCTGCGTGTCACCTTCAACGGGTCAATTACGCCCATTTTTATCAGGTCACCCATCTGTCCACTCTTCACATCGTAGCCATGGCCACGCTCGACCACCTCTCCGTAGATTTTCTCCACGTCTACCCCTGCATTGTCAAGGATTTGGATAGCCGGAGCAGTCAATGCCTGCTTAAGTATGCTAAGAGCTGCGTTGTATTCGTCCGATTCGTCTATGTTTGGCACCAAGTCCACTGATTCTTCAGCCAATGCCTTGCCAGCACCGGGTAAAATTCCCTCTTCAAGAGCTGACCTCACCGCACAGACAGCATCATCGACCCTGTCGTACAGTTCTTTCTGCTCCAAGTCCGTATTTCCACCCACATAGATCACTCCAATGCCACCGGTTAGCGATGCAATGCGCTCCAACAGGAAGTCCTTGTCCGCTTTTTTGGTAGCTTGGGCATGTGCGTCCCACAATTGTTTGACCCTCTCATCGATTCTCAGCCCATCTGAGCGCAGATCGCTCTTAAGGATGATAGTTTTATCAGCTGACACGATAATCTTCGCTGCATGGCCCAAATCTGAGTAATTGATCAGACTCAAATCGTCCCCTGTCTTCTCGGAAAAGTACGTTGCCCCAACAGACAGTGCGATATCTTGCATCAGCTCGTGCTGTTTGTAGCCAAAGCTAGGCGGTTGGATGGCCACAATCTTCAGATTGTTCTTCATCACGTTCGCAGCTAGCGTGTTCACCACGTTATTGCTACATGGAGCGATCAATAAAATCTTTTTATTCTCGTGAATGATTGGCTTCAGCGCCAACTCAAGCTGCAAGATATTGCTTATCTCCATGTCAGCCACCAACACCATCACATCCTCGTATACACACTCGTCCTTCTTCTGGTCATTGATGAACAGCGGACTCAAATACCCCCTGTCAATTTTCAGACCCAGTGTGGTCTCAGCATAAGTCTCAGTACTCTGGCTTCTCTCAACCGTCACGATGCCATTACGCCCAACGTCAGCATAAACCTCAGCAATAATCTTCCCGATTGATTTATCGTTATTTGCCGATATAGTTGCCACATCGAGCAACATCGAACTCGTCAGCTTCTTGCTGCGCTTCTTCAACTTGTCCACCACCTGATTGCTCAATTCCACCAAATGCCTAAGCAACACCGTTCGGTTGGTCGTCCTGCTCGTGATGTATTTCATCCCCTCAAGCACCAACGCCTCCGTAAGGACAATGCTCGTAGTGGTACCATCACCAGCATCACTAGCAGTTCTATCTGCCGCCTGCTTCATAATCTTCACCGCAAGGTTCTCAATGGGGTCTATCAAGTCAATCGACTTGGCCACTGTGACACCATCCTTGGTGACTGTAATCCCATGCGTGTGATTGGGTGATTCAATAAGCACTGTGTTTCCATTTGGACCCAACGTGCTCTTAACTGCTTTCGATAACTTGACTATGCCATCCACAAGCTTCTTGCGTGCACGCTCGTCAAAGTCTAAATCCTTTGGGGAATATCCCATACTACTATTCATAAATTTGATTTGATTGCAGAGCAAATATACATCGATGTAATGAAATACCAAATACCCCCCGGATAGGGATACCCGGATAGGGGGTAATGGCAAAATGTTGTTTTCTAATCCTCCCTATTATATATATATATTTCTTTATATGCGTATTTTATTTCTGACTACAGTTCATTTTTATTTTTAACATATTTAACATTTCTCTTTTTAATATATTGATATTCAATATATTATAATATTCTATTTTAACATATTTATAACATAATTAATGTTAATAGTATAATAATAGTAGTTTTTAATAAGAAGGTTTTGTAAGTATTTTGTATTTTTTTAAGAAAACCCCATGTTAAAAATTTGTAACCATGGTGAAGAGGGTATAAAAAAAGGGGTCAAAAGACCCCAATTTGCAACAAAACAAATACAGAACATCAACAAAAACCATAGGTTCATGTTGAAATTCTATGTCAATATTTCTTCCCCAACTTCATTTCCATGATCATTTCTTTTGCTTCTGACATCATCTCAGCCTGATAAAAAGCATCCCTCATCATCCCAACTTTCTCCTGCTTCTTCATCTCTTTAACCTGTCTTGCAATTCTAGTGATCCCCATCTCTGGATTCTTTGGGCTTTCATTTATCAAACGTCCACCCTTAACTTTCAAATCGTTATACATGTAACAAAGATAGTAAATAGGTTTAAATACTTGGAGTCTTGGGGTAATACCCCACGATCTGCGTGACCGACCCCCAACCGAAACCGACCTGCGTTTCATGGGGGGGGTCTAACTTTTGCCCGTTTCCCGTCCATTTTTTGGCGTTTTGTCCTTGCCGTCCTTTGTTGCCTTGCCTTGTTATCCGTTCACGTCCTTTAATACGCCCCTTTGCCCGTCCTTCCTTTGTTTGCCTTGCCCGTTTCCCTTTGCCCGTGTCCGTGTCCGCATACCTTTGTCTCTTCGAAGAGACAATTTTAAAAATATTTTCTTTTATAGTTGTTTTATTAAAGTTTTATACTATCTTTGTTGACGTTATGATACACACACAAAACATTAGTGCATTAGTTAACGGCATGTTAACCGCACACAAAGGACAACAAACAAAGGCTTTGAACGTTGCAAAGATTAAAGAATTGAACCAATCAATTGAGAAAGCCGAAAAAACAAGGTTTACAATTTCGCTCCAATTGGCGCATGAGATTAAGTTAACCGAAGAGCATTTCACTACTTTCTTCGAGTCGGTAAAAAACAAGGCAAAAGACTTGAAAATTGAGAAACCGACAAAAGCAGAGATTTGTGAATTGGTCTACGGGTTTCAAGTCAAATGGTATTACAAGTTATTGTCAATTGGCAAAGTTGAGCAAAGCAAGAAAGCACTTTATTTGAGCAATTGCGATAAAGCCGAAAAAGAAGGGGACAAACCCGTTTATTCAATGGAGGCTCTACAAAGTTGGGTTAACGATTTTGATAGTCACAAAGGGGCTTTAATACCTACAAAAGAAAGCCTTAAGGCTAACAAGCCCGTCAAACAAGTGACAAAATCAATTGTAGCAAAGTTCACCTTAGGTAAAAATTCATTCACTTATTACTCAGACGGCACAAGCGAAAACAATGGTTATACTGCCCTTGAATTACGTGCCGTCGTTAGTGAATTACAAGCCCACATAAATAGCACGTTCAAGATTGAAGCCGCAACAAAACAAGCCAAGGTTGTAGCCAAGAGAAACGCCACAAAATTACAAGCCAAAAAGCCCGTTCAAAAGCCCGAACTTGTAAAGGCTTAAAAGCCCACAAGCCCGACAAATTAGCCCGTTCAATACGGGCTTTTTTTTTGCCCTATTAACCCGTCTAATTTAGCCCGTTCAATACGGGCTTTATTATTTCTATTTTAGCCCTATTTTAGCCCGTTTAAAGCCCTATTTTATCTCTTGTGGTGTATACCTACACAAGTACATTTTCAAGGCCTTAAAACGTCTCTATTTAAGCCTCCATTGGTTGCCTCCATTGGTTGCCTCCATTGGTTCATGTCTTTAAAGACACGGATTTTTTCGTGGTGGAAATAGTTTTTACTATGGTGGAAATGGCAAGGCTCACCGAAAAAATACATCCATGAAACGCATAGAAAATGGCAAGGCTCGTTTGGTTTGTCCTGCATTGGGACAGTCCCTTCAATAGTTTGCTTTTGTCAAAGTTTTGTAGTACCTTTGTATTACAATGATGGCAAGGCTCAATGCTACAACTATCAAAGTAAAATGTCTCTTTGAAGAGACAAAAAATAGAAACCAATTTAAAACAAACGATATGTTAATTACACTAAATGAAATTGTACATGACCATGATGGATTCGTGTACACACGTTCAATCTTATTGAATGCAAAGTACATTTATAATGCTGTCGAGCATGATGAATGCACAGAGTTACAAACACCATTCGGATTCTACAGAGTGAATGAGAATGTAAACCAAATCAAACAAATCGTCTCTTCGAAGAGACAAAAATTAGTAGAAAACCATGAGTAAATCAACTAAACCAAAATGGTATCTTGGCGAGGCGAAGATATCGTACAAGACCGATGAAGCGTTACTGATTCCATCAATGGACTTGAATGTACGGAACTCATCTCATTCAGCACAAATGTTCAGGCACATGATCACCGATGATGTGGTGGAGCATCATGAAGAGTTCTGGGTGTGTGCGTTATCGAGAAGCAATCGACCCATTGCATACACTCAAGTTTCATCGGGTGGACTGTATGCCTGTGTGGTGGACATCAGACAAATAATGCAGATGCTTATTCTATCGAATGCGTCCTCGTTTATGGTCTGTCATAACCATCCAAGCGGAGCGACAGAGCCGAGCGATGAAGATATAAGATTGACAAATGACCTGAAAGAATCGGGCAAAATTATGGGTATCTCTATGCTCGACCATATCATACTGACCAAGCACAGTTATACATCACTTGCAGATAGGGGACTAATGTAAAATCGTCTCTTTGAAGAGACAAAAAAATAAAAACAAAAATAAAACCATGAAAAGTATGGAAGATAGAAGAATGGCAAACGAGTTTATGTTCTTGGTTGCCAAGAGAATTACAAGTGTCAGATACATGACGCAAGAAGAAGCGGATGCTCTGATGTGGAGCAAACGACCATTGATTATAACGCTCAATGATGGCTCAATGATTGTCCCTCAAATGGATGATGAGGGCAATAATGGTGGAGCATTATGGGTACAAAACGGTGGACAAGATAAACTAGTTTATACTATATGATAGAAAGAAAATTATCAGTAGGTAATATCTCGGTAGAGATATACTACGACTCAGATTCAGAGAGTCCACGCCTGTGGAGTCCAATGACCAAGTTTGTGATGGATCACAATAGGTATGACCTTCCCAATGAAATCGACTTTCAGTTCGATGACTATGACTCGTGGGAGGAAGTAAGCGTTGAACTATGCAAGGATTACAATTGGGTATTCACAGTGTATATGCTCGACCATGGTGCGGCAACCCTATCCCTTCGTCCATTCAAAGACAAGTGGGATTCGGGTATGGTAGGGTTCGTTTGTCTGAGCGAGAGTGACGTGTTCTCAAACTTTGCATTGGGTACAGATTGGGATGAGAAGGCAAGGCAGGTTGTTGAATCAGAGTTTGAGGAATATAAGAATTGGATGGATGGGAATGTGTTCGGATTTCGTGTCTTTGAAGACACGGAAGAGATTGAGTGCAACCAACAATGGGGATTCATAGGTGACCATGACACGAGTGGACTAATGGACGAACTGAAAGCAGAACTGAAAGACAAGTTAACAGAAGAACAATTAAACCAATTAATAAATCAATTATGAAAAAAGAAATCACATGGACAGACTATGTAAGCCTGTCGTTAGGAAACTCATTCGGCACTATCAAACAGCAGAATGACATCGCAGTTGAATTAACAATCGGCATCCACGAGAGTGGTGAGTCGGGATGGTTTGAACTCTATGACATCGAGAGTGGAGGCGAGGAATGGTATGCCGAGGGCAAGGTATTCATGGACGAAACTCTACGCTATATCGTAGACTATGACGGAGTGTTCTCAATTCCTGAGCAGATCTTGGACAAGTTTGAAGAGTGGGGCTACAATACGGAGGAGGTAAGATAATGAACACACAAGACTTAACCAATTCAGAATTGCAGGACATGATTGATGCTCTGCAAGATGCAATGTACAAACTTGAAGTAATGTACAACAACTCAGATGACAGGGCTACAATCATGTGGCACATGCAACAACTATCTAAAATCGAAAACCTATTAATCAATTTACAAAATGACTAACAAGAAATCACCAATCAAAACATTAGTGGATGGCATCGAGGGTATGCATCCAATGTATTCGCTCTACTTAATCCAAAGGCTTGAGGCTGACTGTAAGGAAATCAAAAAGCATCTTCCTGCAATTGTCAAGGAGAATGATGAACTTGAGAAGCAAGGCAAGTTTGCATTGTTTCATCCAAACTTCTACTTCAACTACATCAACATGATGTATGACCTGCTCACGGATATCGATGGCAAACCAAGAGAGAAAGTAAGTCTCTTCGAAGAGACAAATTAAAACAACACGCAACAAAATGAACACGAAAGAATTAATTTACAGCATGCTCACTGAAAGTACAGGAGCACACATGCTTGACTCAGGCGGTGCCTATGGCAGGCATTGGGAGAGAAATCAAAAACGCAGCATCGAGGACTTCGAGAATGAACCCGAACAGCTGTACATATGGGATGGACACTACATATGCAGAACCGTATCTGTGTTCCATTATCTATCACAGTTGGAGCAGGACGAATTGTGCGAGGAATTCAATGCTATGCCATGCCCTGATTGGGATGCCGAGGAGGTGTTTGGAGTCAGCGACAATCAATGGAGATGGCTGTGCTGGAAGGCCGGCTTGAAATTGAAGGTTAGGCATGTATTCAACACTTATAATGGAGACTCAGACCTATCTCAGGTACTCCAAGGAGGTTGGATAGATGTAAATGGGGATGAGTATTTGCTGCTCCAAATCCACAATGGATGCGATGTTCGTGGTGGGTACACCGATGCCAAACTATTCAAGTGTAGCGAAGACAGCATGATACATGAGTACCTGTATGAGTATATGTGTCAGGGTGAAATAAAAGAGGAATTGGAAAACGATTACATCACCGTGGTGGATGAGTACGACCATGACAAGACGTATACATGTGAAGAAATATTAAAACTAATGAAATGAAAATCTATTATCATGTAATCGAAGAGAATACCCACGACAGAATTGCAAGTCGTGGGTACTACACTCAGCGTGCTGATGCCGAGAAAGAAGTTGACAGGCTGTCATTATTATTTCCGGGACTTCACTTCTATGTGTATGAAACCAACAGTAAAAAAGAACCAACCATAGTAACAATTTAAAACCATGAAAACACTAACAGAAAATCAAGAAAAACTAATCGAGCAAATCAAGAATGAATTCTTGACTATGAATGGCACGGAAGAGCCAACATCATTTGCTGAAGTATTACTCAACGACATTGCACAGACTCGTAAAGAGTTCGATGAAATCGCATTGAAGAGTCATGCCCTGTTCAATGAACTGAAGACTCAACATGACAAGAACATGGCATATCTAAAGACGGAGTGCAAAAAGTTAGGCATCGAAGTAGAGGACAGCAGGGATAAGCTTAGATATTCACCTGACTCACAGTATTGTTCAGCGAGCGTGAAGATTGACCATCCCAAATCAGGGGACGATTGGTTCTTTATATATGTGAAAGTCTTCTTGAAATACCACAGTAAAAATGGGTTAAAAGTGTATGAGCCAACAGCGGATGTATTTTATGGATTCACAAGTGACTCTGATCAGATGCGTAAGTTTGATTCGTTCATCAACACAGACAAATTTAAATCCTACATCACACACTTGTATCACAAAATAAATTGATAAAATTATGGGACGCTATTATTCAGGAGACATCGAAGGCAAGTTTTGGTTCGGTGTCCAATCATCAGACGCAGCCGATAGGTTCGGCAAGACAGGGAATCCTCCTTGTTATTTAGAGTACTACTTTGAGATAGAAGATTTACCAACAGTAAGGCAGGAAATTTCCGAGATAGAAACAAAACTCGGAGACAAGAAAGCAAGGCTAGATGCATTCTTCAATCAAGAAGGTAAAATCTCATATCAAGACGAAGAACTAAAAGAAATTAACATTAGCGATCAAGACTTGAGCGAGTATGCAGATTTACTATTGGGTTACAAAATCGCAGAGTCATTAGAAGAAAACGGAGCGTGTGAATTTACAGCAGAATTATGATCAAAGTATATTTTCAATCATTAACGGGTAGCCACTCAGAGTTGGTGGCTACCTTTCAAGACGACAGGCTCTATGTTGAGTGCTTACCTGCACTCATAGTAGAAGCAAAGAAACAAAGATGCATCGTCACGGAGACGGAAATCAATGAAGACATCAATGACATGGTCGCAAAAGACAATCAAGCGGTCGGCTATTCATGTTTGATTTGGTCGCCAGAAGATTTCGATGGCAGCCATGAAAAGATGACCAACTTCTTTGATGAGCACAACGAATCAATCATTCAAAAAATAAATGAATTAAAATAATTATAAATTTAAACATATGCAACTAGTAACAATCTACTACAACGACATATTCGTTAGTGGAATTCCAAACGAAATCTATGCAAACTGCCCCTATGTAAACATGCCAATTGACGAGGCAATTGAGTATGCTGACAACAAAATAGAGAGCGGTGATTGGGACGCGTATTGTATACCCGAACTAATTAGGTCGCACCAAGTTGTTTTTCACGACTCCAAAGGTTAACGAATCAATCATTCAAAAAATAAATGAATTAAAATAATTATGGGATTCTTTAGTTGGAAAACACAGGACACAGGTAGGTCTATCTGTAATGTGCACAGTAGAAAAAAGCCATTCAAGGTGCATATGCATGACAACAATGGCAATGTATGGACTGAGTCAGAGTACGATGGGTACGGTGTATTCGGTGGCATGGATTTCTATGAGCTGCTTGCAAAGATGAATGGCAAGGAGACAAGAGGGGAAGGCATCAGTATTGCATATAGCATACCTGCTCAACCATATCTGACACCGAACTTAACTGAGTCACCAAAGTGGACATGGAGAAACGAAGAACCAAAGTCATGCAGAGATCAGGGATTCTTCTATGACGAAGACGACTATGATGACGAAGACGATTGGGAGGACGAGAACTTCTAAAGATTTGCTTTTGTCAATCTTTTGTAGTATCTTTGTAAAACTATTGAGAGGTAGCGTGTCTTCAACGACACGCTGTCTCTTCGAAGAGACAACAAACAACAAACAACAAAACAATGCGTTACGAATTTATTTACAACGGTGTACTGAACGTGATACGATTGGGCACCACACTAAACGACAAGATTGCTCCAAGCGATTTGAAAATGATTCAGACCTACCATTACAGCAGGGCTCAGTATGAGGAAGGACAAAGCAAGACAACGATGAACAAGTTCTTTGGCCTTGACTCTGATGTGTGTATGGATTGTGTGTATGCCATGGGTAATGGTGCGAGTTTAAAGGGTTGCTACACCCACAAGAGAGACCAATATAGTGGCATGCTATCGCAACTGCGTAGCATTGGAAGAATTTACGGAGATTGGGACAACATCCCGGTCTTCAATGAAGATATTCAACGAGCCATAGTCAATATGTGCATGGACAAATATGTACGGTTCGGTACATATGGTGAGCCTGTGCTTCTACCTATCGACCTCGTTGAGCGTGTGTGTTTTGTTGCAAAGTCATGGACGGGGTACACCCACCAATGGAGGCGTGTGCCCTACTATGACTACAGAGAATTCTTCATGGCATCTACGCAAGGGTTAGATGAGAGTCTTCAAGCAGAGACTATGGGATGGAGAGTATTCATGGACGACATCGACAAGCAACGCAGAACTCACATGATTGGATGCCCTGCATCCGAGGAGAACGGATACAAATCAGACTGTGCTAAATGCAGTCTATGTTCCGGGACAAAAGGCAAAGGAAAGAAATCAGTATATATATTTAATCACTCATAACTATGACACTACAAGAAATCAAACAACTAATGACATCACACGGTGCTCGTGTGGTAGGAACAATCAGCGAGTTCTTCGGTAAGGATCCAATGGATGTAACCGATGGACTATGGATCTCAGCGGAGGACACACCGGAACTATTCGACTACTACGAAGGATGGCCCGACACATTCGGAATCAATCCCATGATGAATGAACTCGTAGAGGAGAACGGATGGTACTTTGAATGGTACGATGCAGGAACTTTATTTTTAATACAAGACTAATAACATAAACATGAACACAAAAATCACAGGAGAAATCACTCAAGAATTCCTAAAGACAATTGGAATGGAGGAACAAATGCTACGTCAATTGGTATTGTCAGCAAGCCAACAAAAATTAGACGAGTTACTATTAGAGAGGGCTGCTATACAGGATGAGTACGGCACCACAAAGACAGTTAGGATTGAAGCCGAGATAACTCAAATCGTAAAGGCTGAGATACTAATAGAGATACCAAAGACCATAGATGATGGTGATGTATTTGACTACCTACACACAAACCATGGATTATGGCAAGAAAAAATAGAGCACCAACTAGTTTACAAGTCAGTGCCTGAAGAACACACATCAGACTATTGGTACAGGGTTATTAATTCAAGTGGAGATATTGTTTACGGAGGATTACTATGACAACATACGCAAGAAAGTGTGACATCACAGGTGAGGGCATGAACGAAGGGTTTGTATACAGGGATGGCTACCTTGATGGTAAGTACTTCAAGTATCAAGCGGACTTCATTGCATTCATAAAGGCAGAGCGACCTGAGTTTGTAGACAGAACCGACCTTGATATAATCAACACGGTATACAACGAGGACGAATTGTACTGGACCGAGTGGCCCGAATGTGACCATCAATTTGAAATGGTAGGTAATAAATTAATTGAGATATGACAATACACGAACTAGAAAAATTATTGCGAGCAGCCCTCAAGGATATTGAGGGTTCGCTCCAAAGCAGACACGTTTACATGACTATGGAACCGTTCAAGCAAGTGAAAGTAATGAGAGCAGTTGAAGAAAAATTAGTAAGTTTGGTAGTGGGCTGTACATACATAACCAAATCAGACGACCTAGATTTATCTCAAGAAGAGAAGGAGGCTATTGCTACGGAAGTATTGATAGACATGGTGTTTAGTAATGACAGAGAACAAAGACCAAACGATGATAAAATCACAAGCTAAATTCATTAACACATCAGGCATGATGGTAGTAGACGATCCATCTGTAGACAAATCAGAAGCACTCATAGTCAACGTACTCAAGGGCGTATGGTATGGCGAGCTGACATATGACAACGACCTGAACTTACTGTACATAACTGCGTGCCACGAGAACGCACGCATATTACTCAGTAGTTCAGCAGAGATAGAGATACCGGTCATCAGTAGTCAGATAGGTATATTCGATCATGCCGACTATCGTAATGACGAAGCAGCCAAGAGTATGCCTGTGGAGAATTATGAACTTCACCGGGATGGAGACTTGTGGTACTGTGCTATGTCAAAGATTACCAACTCGTCTAAATCAGGCGGTGCAGTATATGACTACGGCATGTTGTCTGAGGTAGAGAACGGAGACTACATACTAAGCATGCGTAAAAGTATCGACAATGAAATAGTAGACTTAACAATAACGATATGATAAGTAAGACCAACAAATACAAAACCGTAGAGCAAGACCACAAGTGGTTGGTATTAGAGAGGGATCTTCCCGGGAAGGTAACCAACGAAAGGATAATGAAAGTCCTTATGTTCTGCAAGAAAGCAAGCGAACAACCAAAGACGTGTGGGCATCATGAAGAATGTGATTGTGACTGTGTGAAGAAACAAAGCTGGACCATGATGTACAACCACAAGTACATTAGAGTAACCGTAGAACTAATATTTAATTAACATGAGAAACAGAACCAAGATTGTTGCTATGCAACAGCAACTCAAACCAAAGATGACAGTGGACGAGAGAAGAGAATTCGTCCAAGAGATTATCGACAGACTTCTTTATCTACCTGATGAAGAGAGAGGGTCGTTTATCGACAACATCAAAAGCACGCTTAATGAATTTAAACCAAGGATAAAAATCCTTGACAACGGTAACACAAAAATATACAAACCACTATGAAAGTAACAATAGAAATAGACAACGACTTGATTGCTTCGATATTTGAATCAGCCATCGAGCAAGGTGACTGCCAACATTGGATGGCATTCTCAAGTGAAACACTAGACATGATAAACAATCTAGAGCCGAGCGAAACACTCAGCTCCGCTGTAGTAAAGTGCATACTAGACCATGGATACGCATTGCCGGTCATACATAAACTAGACCATAATGAGTTCCTTGGTGTACTTACTGAGGCTAATATAGAGAAGAGGCTAAACAAGTTAGCGGTGAAAATGCCAGCTGTTATGATGGCAATATTGTCAGGTAACCATGATGATTTTGTATTTACTAATCCCATAGATATAGCTATGCAGTATATGGTAATGTCAAAGGTTATATTCTAATTATGAGACTGATTAAGAAGATACTTAGCAAACTCAAGTGGCTAGAGCAGGAAAGAATTAAAGCAATGATATTCTGCGGTCAGGGTAAATTCTAATTAACTTTGAATCATTATGACACACCAAGAAATATTTAGAAGACTATCGTCTATTCTTGAAGAGATAGAACAGAACAAGATAGGTAAATGGACAGAAGAAACACCTGATGAACCACAAGATGCAGTGCTTGTTACAAAGTGGAAGCAGGAACTAGAAGAGCTAGCCAATGAAGTTAGAGATAATATAAAATAATTATATTTTTTTATTATAAAAACTATTATATTTGTACAAAACAATGACAACCAAATTAGAGATAGAAGCGCTCTTGTTGAAGGAGAAGATGAGAGAGCAACCAAATAAAGCATCCGTTCAGTTCTTGCAGAAGGTTATCGAAGGTTACATGGTTACCAAACCTGACTTCGCTAACACCATGCGTACAGTTGATAGCGTACAGGAATACTTCGGTGGCCCTGTACCATTGAGACCCGAGTGTAGATTGGTACTGGCATTTGTTGGTGGGTACTACATTCAGAAGTTAGACAGTGGGTCTTACTTGTACGAGGTGTTCGACAACAACGAAGCAGATGAGATGCACACAAAAATCGTGGCTAACAATATTAAAGATTGCGTATCTTTTATATGGAATTCAGAGGCTAATAATAAATTTAATAAAATAAAATGAAGCGACAATTATTCAATCAATTTGTAGAATGGGTATGCAGTACATTCAGTATGCAAGACCCATCAGAAGTATTTAAAAAGAACCGGAAGACAGAACTTGTTGCAGCTAGGCACTTGATCTACTATCTTTGTTACAAGCGTGACATAACAGTCATGGAAATAATAAGATACATGGATGAGAATGGATACAAGATAGACTACCCTTCAGTGAAGCATGGTATCGAATCAGTATCTAAGAAAGTAAAGAAAGACAACGACTACAAAATACTAGTAGGCAGGATACAAAAAGCTGTATCGTTTGAGACACAAGACCAAATTTAATTTAATTTAATATGTCAGAAAAAAAGAAATCAGTATTCGAAACATTGAGTGCTATCAATGTTAACGACAAAGTGGAGAAAAAAAACGGGCTAACTTACCTGAGTTGGGCATGGGCATGGGGTGAAGTAAAGAAGGTTTACCCAAGTGCAAGCTACCGAATCATCAGAGACCTCAACACCGGTGAGATTTACACCTACAGCAAGACTCTTGGGTACATGGTAATGACCGAGGTTGAGATTGAAGGAGAGGCATTGGAGATGTGGCTTCCAGTTATGGACGGAGCAAACAAACCCATGAAGTCAGAGCCTTACACTTACCAATCAACCAAGTGGGAGAGTGGTCGTAAGATACTTATCGACAAGACCGTTGATGCAGCAGACATGTTTGACATCAACAAGACTTTGATGAGATGCTTGACAAAGAACCTAGCCATGTTCGGATTGGGACACTACATCTTTGCAGGTGAAGACTTACCGGAAGTTGAGCCAGTGGTATCAGCCCCAGTAAAAGCGGCTCCCTCAGTAAAGGAGGAAGCACAAGTGAATAAACAACTCAAGAAAGGCACCGAAGACTGGGACAAAGTAGTCAAATGGCTAGGCGAAAACAAAAGCAAGTCAATCGATGATATCGAGAAGATTTTAAAGCAACGCTTTACGGTGACTCCTGCTGCGTTAAAAGAGATCAAGACTATATTAGATACCAATGGATAGGATTGAGTTGCTTAAATCGCTTGAAAACGACCAAGAATACTATCGTGGGATAGGCAAGTCGTTCCTGTCAAACTCTGACATCGGAGTTTTACTTAACAACCCAAGCGCATATGGTCGTGTTCGAAAGGATGACAAAGCCTTGGCTGAAGGTCGTTTGTTTCATCAGCTTTTACTTGAGCCCGACAAGGTTCAAGACTTCCCGATAGTTGATGTGTCAACACGCACAACCAAGGAGTATAAAGCAAAGCTAGAAGAGTTGGGCATTCAGTTCTGCATGCTCAAGAAAGAAGTTGAAGCAGTTGAGAAGTGGGCTTCCGCTATCAAGCAAAACTATTCCTTCTACGAGATGATATACCAAGATGGAAATCAATACGAGGTGCCAGAGGTTGGTGCTTTCTTTGATCTCAATTGGAAAGGCAAAGCGGATATCGTTACGCCAACGCATGTCATAGACCTCAAGACAACAGCGGACATCAACAAGTTCAGATACTCTGCCAAGTCTTACAACTACGACAGTCAGTGCTTCATCTACCAAACTCTTTTTGGTAAGCCTCTAACTTTCCTTGTCGTTGACAAAGAAACTCTACAGCTTGGCAAGTTCACCCCATCACAGGAGTTCATCGACTCAGGTGCTCGTAAAGTGGAAGCAGCTTGCGAAGTTTACAATCGTTACTTCGGTCCCGGTGCATCCGAGGACATTATCAATCATTACATTAACCAAGAACTTTAATTTTAAAAAACATGTCAGAAGAAAAAATCTTTGCCAACGGCTTTATTTTCAAGAGAAACGAGAAAGCCCCCGAGTTTGTAGTAGGTCGCCTTTCAATGAAGGTCGATGATGCGATAGCATTCATGAAGGAACACCAACAAAATGGTTGGGTCAATGTTCAAATCAAGTACGCTAGAACTGGTAACCCTTATGTTGAACTTGATACCTATCAAGTGGAGCAAAAGACACCGGCTTCCACACCAAAGCCGAAGCCAAGTAACATCGAACAACAGTTCAAAGAGGCTGAGATACAGGACTTTGTAGACCAAGAGGAGGACCAATTACCCTTCTAGATTTCATTCACCAAAAAAGAAAGGGGAGTATATGCTCCCCTTTTTTTACCCCTATCAATGTTGAAATGTTATTTTCTAATCTTCCCTATTCTCTATATATATTTACTATCTCTTTCTTTTTATTTATTACTACAGTTCATTTTTTAAATTAACATAATTAACATAGATATTAATATATAATAAGTTAGATAAAAAAAAGCAACATCGATACACCATACAAAATGTTAAACCACACCACAATATGAATCAAGTAACTATATTCAAGAGTATCAAAGATACCGCAACGCCCTTTTTTAGGGACGCAAATTCTATTCTTCAGAGAATAAAAGATGGATCAAGTAAAGATTTGGTCAAGAAAATAAGACTAGAGAAGAACAAGAATGACAGAAATGAATTGAAGAAACAACTACCTGCGATTTGCTTTTCAGGTATGTTCAATAAACGCAACGATCAATCCCTTATCGAACACTCTGGGTTGATATGTTTGGACTTCGATGGGTATGAAAAGCAGAAGGCTCTGCTAGAGGACAAAGAGAACTTATCAAAGAACAAGTATGTGTACAGCGTTTTTATATCGCCATCAGGCAATGGACTCAAGGTTCTAGTGAAGATACCTGCTGACCCGGAGAACCATCAGAACTATTTCAATAGCCTTGACAAGTACTTCAACTCGATGTACTTTGATAGGACATCAAAGAACCTATCAAGGGTTTGCTATGAGTCTTATGACCCATTGATTTTCATCAACGAGAACTCATCGATATGGGATAAGATAGAAGAGACTGAGTATGTAGAGGTTGACAAGATTAAAGACATGCCAACTATCCCCATCACGGATGAGAATAAGATTGTAGATATCTTAATCAAGTGGTGGGAGAAGAAGTTCCCTATGGAGGAGGGACAAAGGAATCAGAATGCATACATACTTGCCATGGCATTCAATGACTTCGGTATAAACAAGAGTCTCGCTGGGTATGTGTTGAATAGGTACGCCAACGATAGCTTCCCATTGCATGAGATTGCTACAACGATAGACTCAGCGTATCAAAACACAGGGAAGTTTGGAACCAAGTATTACGAGGATGAGGAGAGAGTGAATCAGATCAGAGCCAAGGTCAGGAGGGGCGTGCCAAAAAAGGAGATACGCATCCAACTACAGGACTCTAATTTGGATAGCGATGTAATTGAATCAGTGCTCACCAAGATAGAAGAGGAGAATTCAAAGCAGACATTTTGGATGAAGACTGATAAGGGAGTCATCAAGATAATCCACATACACTTCAAGCAATTCTTGGAAGACAGTGGGTTCTACAAGTACTGCCCGGAGGGTGGCAAGAACTATGTGTTCGTGAAGGTTACCAATAACCTGATTGACCACACCTCAGAGAAGGAGATAAAGGACTTCGTGTTGAATCACTTGATTGAGTTGGATGATGTGTCGGTGTACAATTACTTTGCTGACAACACCCGATTCTTCAAGGAGGAATTCCTGTCTATGCTTTCTACCATTGATATCTACTTTATTGAGGACACAAAGGATTCATCGTATTTGTACTATAAAAACTGTGCAGTAAAGATTACCAAAGATAAAGTGATATCGATTGACTACTTGGATTTAGGTGGATATGTTTGGAAGGACCACGTCATTGATCGCAACTTCGTTATGTGTAGCGTGACCAATGCTTGTTACTACAGGAGATTCATATCCAATGTGTGTGGTGGTGATGCTGACAGGATTGAATCAATGGAATCTACCATAGGATTCCTGCTGCATGGGTACAAGAACTTGTCGTATTGCCCTGCGGTTATCCTCAATGATGAGGTCATCAGTGACAACCCAGAGGGTGGTACCGGGAAGGGTTTGTTCATGAATGCTCTAAGCCAAATGAAGAAGGTGGTTACCATTGACGGTAAGTCTTTTACGTTTGAGAGATCGTTCGCATATCAATTGGTGAGTGCCGATACACAGGTGCTCGTGTTTGATGACGTGAAAAAACATTTCGACTTTGAGAGATTGTTCAGTGTAGTTACTGAGGGATTGACATTGGAGAAGAAGAACAAGGACGCAATCAAGATTCCATTCAGTAAGTCACCGAAGATTGCTATCACTACCAACTACGCAATCAAGGGTGCTGGTAATTCTTTCGCTAGAAGAAAGTGGGAGTTGGAGTTGCATCAATACTACAGCAAATCATTCACGCCACTTGATGAGTTTGGTAAGCTAATGTTTGGTGATTGGAATGATGATGATTGGTGTGAGTTCGACAACTACATGGTCAATGCACTGAAGGGGTACCTGAATAGCGGATTGGTTAAGAGTAAGTTTGTCAACCTTAAGATACGCCAACTGTCAGCAGAGACATGTCATGACTTCATAGAGTGGTGCGGATTAATAGAGAACACCGAGACCAATAGCTTGCTTAGACCTAACCAAAGAATAAGAATGAACGACCTGTACAATGACTTCATTGATGTGTACCCGGACTATGGTCCACGATCAAAGATGACAGTGTCCCGTCAGAGATTCTCGAAGTGGGTGGTAGCCTACTCGGTATTCAAGACGGGGTTAGTACCTGAAGAGGGAAGAGACATGGTAGGTAAATGGATGATAATAAGAGAACAAATAACCGAATAATATGAATAACAATAAACAACAAACAGCAGTAGATTGGTTGGTGGAGCAACTAACTCCTGCAATAACACTACAACAGAAGCATATTGACGAAATTAAAAAACAAGCCAAAGAAATGGAGAGGGAGCAGATTATTGATGGAATTGATTACTTTAAAAAAAGGCCTTATACAGATATTGAACCAGAACAATACTACAACGAAACATACGGAGGTAACAAATGAAACAAGAAATAATTTACACAGAACACTACGCACTTATTGTAAGTGATGAACAAATTAAAGATGTTAGACCACATAAGGGTAAATATCATCTTGAAAAAGGTTACATTATCAACCAATTTCCCAATTACTTAACGGATTTAAGTGATTGCAAATTAATCATTGCACACAAACCATTAACAGATGCTCCCATTCTTGAAGGAGTTCCATTAATTAACGAAGGAGGTAACAAATGAAAATAAACTTTGATTTAAAATGTAAATTCCCAAGTGTAGAATTTTGCTACAATAACAAATGTGTTATGATAAGATATTGGGGTGGATTAAAATTTGATAAAGTAGTAATTTACGGAGGTAGCAAATGAAAAGATTAGCAGAATTTATAACAATAACGGGATATAGATTGGTTGAGTTTAAATTATACACAATATGTGGCATAGAATATTATCGTAACTATTCAAGATTTTATTGGGGAAATATAAACGGAGGTAACAAATGATACATTTAATATTGATAACAGTGCAGTTTATTCTTTTTATACCGTTTTATATAACTTGGATAATAGATTGTAAAAAAATTGGCAAAGAAAATTTAGGAGTAAGTTTAAAGGAAAGATTTTTATGGTGGCTTTTAGTATGTCCAATTTGGGCTATGGGATTTTTAAGATAACATACGGAGGTAACAAATGAAAGCAAGAGACTATGATTCGCCATTAATTAATGAATTAATAAACGAAACGACACCAGAAGAATTAAATAAAATCGACAAACAAATGAAACCAAAACTTGAAAGATGCTCCTTTACGTTTAACCAAGAAGGAAACACTAAAGGCACTACTGATGACGTTGAAATTTTAACCATTGAATGCGAATCTCCTCTTGGAATAGATAACGATGAAGGTTGCTTTTATGTTTTAAAAACTGACGGATGGAGCATTGATAACGTAAATGACTTACAAGAGTTATTTGATAGGATTCAAAAAGTAATACAAGGAGGTGACAAATGATAAAAGATAAGCAGTGGTTCATCGATAGAATAGGGAAAAGAATCTTTCGAGAGAACAACCATTGCTCATGCTCTATATGTTTGGATGTATTTGAGAACGGACTGGTTATAGGTAGCGAGATGCATGCCATTTATTTATATGACTGTCAAGAAACAGGATTAATTTACTACGATAAAAATGAATAACGAAACTAAAAAAATTTGTATCAAGTGTAATCAGTTGAAACCTATCAGCGATTACTACAAAGCTGTAAAGACTAAGGATGGTTATAACAAATCTTGTAAAGAGTGCTACAAGAAGAAAACCAATGATTACTATCACGAGAAATCTAAGCAGAGAGAGTACAGGATTAAAGTAGCAATGAGAAGAAAGGAACTATGGAAAGCAAGGATATCATCGAAAGAGTAATAGGTTACTCTGACAAGGAGATGTACGAGTACTGCCTCCTACTCGATAGCGTTATCAATGCAACCATCATCAAGGATGTGAAGGTTGGCAACAAGAAAGAGAAGATGGAAGTGTTCAAGTATGACACAGACAAAGACACCAAGAACAGAATATCAAACAGCATAAAGCATTACGCAAAACTAATGGGAGAAAAAGGACTTTCTTTTAGAGACTACCAACTAGACATCATCGATCGTGGATCGGAATGTATCAACAAGCATGGCTTCGTTTATCTTGCCATGGAAGTAAGAACCGGGAAGACATTAACCTCACTGGGCATATGCAGGAAGATTGGATCCAAGAGCGTGTTGTTCGTGACCAAGAAGAAAGCTATATCGTCAATAGAGAATGACTATGCTCTACTATCGCCATCGTATTCTATCGATGTGATAAACTACGAAAGCCTACACACTATAGCCGGTACCAAGAATTGGGATGCTATCATCGTTGATGAGGCTCACTCTCTTGGTGCATTTCCAAAGCCCAGTGCTAGAGCAATTGCTGTGGCCGATATAATCAAGAAGAACAAGCCAAAGGTTATCTTGTTGTCTGGTACACCAACACCAGAATCATATGGGCAAATGTACCATCAGGTGTACGGCATACCGGGAAACCCCTTCAAGGAATACAAGACGTTCTACAAGTTCGCTGCTGACTATGTGGATGTGAAGCAGAAGAAAGTAAATAGTATGTTCATCAATGACTACAGCCACGGGAAAGAATCCATCCTGAATGAGATGAAGCCATACACAATATCTTACACACAACAGGAAGCAGGTTTCGAGTCCAAGATAAAAGAAGAAATCCTTTATTGTAGTTTGAAGCCCTCAACCTATAATATGATTAAGAGATTGAAGAATGATTTAGTCATCCAAGGGAAGGAAGAAGTTATCCTAGCCGACACGTCAGTCAAGTTGATGACCAAGCTACATCAGATGTACAGTGGTACCGTAAAGTTTGAGAGTGGTAAGTCCATGGTAATAGATACAACCAAGGCTGAGTTCATAAAGGAGAACTTTGAGGGGTGCAAGATTGGGATCTTCTATAAGTTCAAGGAAGAGTACGAGGCGCTCAAGCAGGTATTCGGTGATGAGTTGACCACAGAGCTTGATGAGTTTAATAATTCTTGGAAGAACATTGCACTTCAGATTGTCTCTGGCCGGGAAGGAATTTCATTGAGGCTTGCTGAGTATTTGGTTTACTACAACATAGACTTCAGTGCCACTAGTTACTGGCAATCAAGGGACAGGATGACCACTAAAGAGAGGAAAGAAAACACAATCTATTGGGTGTTCTCAAAGGATGGGATAGAGGATAAGATATACAAAGCAGTGTCCGATAAGAAGGACTACACAGTTAATCACTTCAAAAAAGATTTGCTTTCGCTTTGATTTTTTATAATTTCGTAAAGGATTAATATATTTAAAATGCAACAAACAACAGCACAATACATATTCTCAAAGTACAGTGAGATGAAATGGATTGATTTCGTTGAGTGGTTACTCAAGGAAAAGCAGGAGATAATCAAAAGAAACCAAGATGAAATTGAGATTGCTCACTTTCATGGGTCGTTAAGAAATGGGTATGCTTCTGATTACTACAGGAGTAGATACGAATCATTCATGGACAACGTACACATAGTCAAGTCTTGGGTGAATGGTATATGGTATCAGAGATTATACTACAAACAGGAGATGATAAATGACTTCGTGTCCGTTGATGAGGCTGTTGAATATGCAAAGAAGAACTATGACAGAACAACAGATACAATCAAAAAAGATCAAGCAACTTGAGGCATCAGGTTATTATGTAATCAAATTAATCAAGACAAACAAGAATGGGATCCCGGACATTGTCGCAATACCAAAGTATAGTAGAGCCTTGTTTGTTGAGGTTAAGACTGAGACTGGGAAAATATCTCCGCTACAAGAGTACAGAATAAACGAACTAAAGGAACATGGAATAAAAGTAGAAATATATAGGGGAACTCCAATGGACCAGAATAAAAGAAACGAAACAAACAGAGCTGAGAGAATCTTTTTTAACATAGACGAATGCCAAGAGATGCTCACAGATATCTACGAGAACTTAGTAGATAGGGACTTCGACTCCGCAAGAAAAGATGCAACCAAACTAATAGAAGAACTAAAGATAATAATCAAATCAATTTCAGAGGATGATTTCTAGTGAAGACAAAGCGATCAATGCGTTCGTAAATATCTTCTCTGGCTCATACGTTAAACTTGTTCAACCCGACACCAAATACAAGGTGCTCGACAAGGACAAGAACATCATAGCGTATGCTGATGTAGTGAAGAGAAACCGAACGATATCAACAGCGTACCCACTTATAGTAAAGGCATCGACACTCGTGAAGCTAGTGGACAAGAGACTCAACCCTGTAATGATATGGGCTTGTGATGATGGGATTATTTACGGCAAGATTAAAGACCTCGTGTGTGAAATGAAATGGGGGAGCGAACTCCCCCAAGCCACGAAACCAGAATATGGAGAACTAATTTGTTTCTTTGAGAAACAGAAACAGTTCAAATATATAAAATATACTTGATACTATTACTTTCTTCTAAGAGCAAATCTAGAAGATCCAAATCCACCTCTCTTAGATTTACTCTTAGAGCCAAACTTGGATGATCCAAAGCCAACAGACTCTCTGTCTTTTCTTCTTGATACAGATGGTTCATATCCATATAGCGCATCTTTTATTGCCCTCTCTGCGTCAGCTTTTTCTTTCTTTAGTTTTCTTTGCGCTTCAGCCTCGGTCCCCTTGCCATAGTATTCTTCATATACATCTGGATGATACCTCTTTAGGTCCGACATGTTCATGCCGTATGGCGTTTCTTTTTCTGACTCGTCCTTATTGTTTTGCTCAGCCCTTTCTTTGTCAAGTTCCTGATAGATCCACTTGTTGGTTAAAGTTCTAACGTCTTTATACAACGGTACAAAACCTGTACTACCCAAAACCTCTATTGGTAATCTGTAATACATTTCTCTGTCTTGCCTTTTTATTGCGTCTTCTTCTTTCTTTGTGGCTTCTGTAAATTTCTTATAAGCAAACTCAGATGTTCTTAAAGTAGGAGCATATGGACCAGACAATCCTATTAAGATATCTTTAAACTGAGGTGTCTTCCCGGATGGAGGAACTATATTGTATTGAATAGCATCTTCGTAAGCATTATACTCCCCACTTCTTAAGAAGTCAAAGTAGTTCTCGTTTACTTTCTCTACTCCATAGTTAACGAAGCTTCTTGATATGTTACCAAGGTTTTGTCCAAGTATGAGGGTTGTAGCTGCTGAAGCAAATCCTTGGCCAAAAGCTTGTGCCATTGTTTTCTCGTCATCATCATCCTCATCATCTACTTCCTTCAATCCTAATCCAGATAAAAGCATACCAAAGAAAGCATTGCTAATAACCTTTGACATTGTAAAGTATATGCTACTTCTCAAAACAACTCCAGCCAATAAGGCGGCTGCTTCTTTTTTTGATAATGTGCCTTGGAAAACCAAGTCATGAACTGCTCTTCTTGCTACAAAGAATTCATTGATAACAAATTGGTTCATGAAGTTATCGAATGTCTTCCAGAATTTCTTGAGGCTTGAATCGGTTGCGTTTATCTGCCTACCCAATGAAGACATGAATGGATTAGATGTACTACCAGCCATAGCTGTTTTATTATCAGCATACTTTGTGGCTTCCTCTAATTGGGCTTGATACTGCCTCATGTAGGATTGGTCGTTGTTTGCTATCTTTTCAAAGTCAACTTCAGTACCTGTGATATTTTTGAACTCTTTAGCAAACGCACCAAACCATAAAGGACGAAGCATTACCTTATCTGATATAGTAATTAGGTTGGTAGCTAATGCATCTATACCTCCTCTAACTGGATTCAATGTGTAGTTGTATATCTGCATGGCCTTATCAACTACAGCAGAATTAGCTCTTGATCTACTAGTCCCTATTGCCCTTTTTGTTACGTTGCTATCTAATGCTCTACCAGTCAGCCCTTCTTTACCAAGAACCCTAGTAGTCATAGAACTATTTAGATTTATCATAACATCTCCAGCCGAAGGGTTCATGATAACATCTCTATACTTTACACCTTCTGTAAAGTCTGACCAACCAGCGGCAACAACGTATGCCATGTTTGATGTCAATTCAGATGCAGCCCTAGGAACACTAGCAAGCATTGACTTGTATCCCATTCTTTGAAGGAACTTCAGAGTGGCATCGCTCATACCATCCATAGCATAAGAATTACTAAGGACATTCTTTAATACCTGCTCAACTGCTGTGTCTAAAGCAGAGTATATACCACTAGTGTCTGCGCTCAATGGGCCATCTTCTTTTGATATATTCATAGACTCCTTTAGGGTACCTCTCGCTTGACGAACAGCATCAGTCATATAGTAATCCAACAATACTGACTTAGCCCCAGACTGAACAGTTGAGAATATGTCTAGGTTAATAGGACCAACCGTTGTACCACGGTCTTGCAATGCTCCAGATTCTGTTGATATGTTGTTTTGATTGAACGAATCCAATGCCTCTTGAACATAGTCAACTGGATTACCTTTAGACGAAACTCTAACTATGTGATTGTATTTATTGAGTAGTCTAATCTTGTTGTTTCTTATTACATCAGCAGTGAATACAGCTTCCGGCTCTATACTTAGGTTTATCTCATCAAATACCTTTAATGCATTATTCTCTGCTTGATTGAATGAAGCCTCAAGGGAATTCAAATCTAAGCCAACAACTTTGCCGTTGCTATCTCTCACGCCATACTTCTCTCTTATACCCCTAAGTATCTCCCCATCTCTTTCATTGTACATTATATCTCCATCAGGGATAGCTTCTAATATAGAATCCAAATATGCTAGTGCTGGCTTTGCTCTAGGGTCTCCGGGGTTTGCTTCGTACTCCCTTTGAATTCTATACAAAGCCATTTTCATTTTTGATTCAATAATTTTATTTGGTGATCTTTTAAATGACTTAACAACACCATCTAAAGCAGAGTCTAGCTTATTGTTTATCTTCCCTAGTCTTGATTCATACGAATTAAACATCTTCGCTAGCCTATCGAATATACCATTGTATAGTGTTTGAGTTTTGAAATCACCAAACATTTCGTCTATAAGTCGAAGAGGATTATTCTTAAACGACTCCATTATAGCTTTTGGTGTGCTCATAAAATTCTTTAGCATCTTGCTCTTTATTGTGAGCTTTGCATTGTCTACACTTTTACTAACAGGTATGGCGTTGTTTATATTCACTAACCTATTATTGATGGTATTTGCTATTGCAGGAAGAATTCCGTTGTTTATGTTGTCGGCAAGAGCTATAATATTATTGAGTTCGTTTATGCTCAATCGCTTGAGGATTTCTCTATTCTTAATAAGCCTGCTGATACTTAATGCCAACCCCTTTTCTAGGTCACTAGATAATCCAACAGTTGTAATGGATACGTTATTTATTATCTCATCTATAGCATCATCCTTTTCTTGCTGTGTCTGTTGTTGAGTAGGTTTAACCGTTGATGGAGAAGGAAGTATTTCTGACTTATACTTCTTCATTAAGTCTCTCTCGTTCTCAGTTATCTCATTGTTCTTTAACATAGCATCCAAGGTGGCAGCATAATCCACTGACCCTTGAGCATTCATCACTGTACTTGTGGTGTTGTAGAACTTAGTAGTCAATCCGGGAATAGTAGACAACTCAGCATCAACATCAGCCAATATGTCTGTGACCATTTGAGTAACAGTGTTGATGTCACCTATTGGTAGTATTGCTGAATTCTTTGAGAATGTATCTACAAGTGAACCATATTGATATAACGAAGACACAGGGATTTTACTTGGATTTATAGAGAATAACTTCCTTAGTTCTATTGTCAATGCATTTGCTGTACCAATCTTTTTTTCTACTGCATTCTTTGCCCTTGGTAATCTCTTGTTTAGTGCAGCAATATACTGATCGTACTCTGCGTTGTTAAACACATTAGTTACATAGTTTATGAACTCATCAACCTTCGCTTGATTATCCAAGTTTACTTTGCTTATCCTACTCAACAATGCTTTTGCTTGATTGGTATTAATCCTACCCTTCTGCTTCATTGAGTTTATAACCTTTGTAAGAGCAGCTCTCTTCTGATTGATGTCCATCTTGCCTTGACGGAAAGACTGAATCTCATCCTTGATTTCTTGCTTCATGTCAACAAGGGCTGTTGTCTTTGCATGCAATGCCTTTATGGCATCCATAAACTCTTGCTTGGTTACGTTATACTGAGCGGCGACTTGAGTTAAAGCATCCTGTATTTTAATACCTCCCTTCACCAATGCTTTGGTGGCTTTTATCATCAGCTTTAAAGTTGGGATTGCTATACCCATGGATAAATTCCCTTTAGAGAATTCATCAATATCATTTTCCAAATCCTCTAGATATCCAAGAGCAGCCTCTAATGCAGTGTTGTTGTCCAGCTTATCTATGATAGCATAGCTTGGGGCCTCTTCTCTTGCGGCTATCTCTGCATTCTTTTTTTCTAGTTGCTTATTGAGTTTTTTTAGTTCAGCCTTAGTTTCTTTTATTTCCTCTTTGTATCCATCACGATAGTCGTCACTATCTTCGTTTATCTGATCGATCTTTGCCTTTAAGTCCTCTTCCTCTTCTTTGAGTTGCTCTTTAAATTCATACATCGCTTCACTGACCTCTGCTTTGGATAAACCACTCTTCTCGAGTTCTTCCTTTTTCTTTTTTATCCTCTCTGGTTTCTTCTTCTTTAGCTCTGCTATTTCTTTCTTAACTTCTTCTGTATCTGTCTTGCGATTGTATTCAGTGTTTCTTATTTCTTCCTCTAAGTCTTCTATCTGAAACTCATTGTAGTCAATATCTTTTTGTATTCTATCCGCTTCTTCTTTTAACTTGGCTAGCTTCTTATCTTCCTTAGCCGGAGCCTTCTCTTCCTTAGCTGGAGCCTTCTCTTCCTTAGCAGGAGCCTTCTCTTCCTTAGCTGGGGCAGGTTTCTTAGGTGCCGCTTTAGCTTCCTTATCCGGTGCCTTTTGTTCCTTAGTCTTGATTATAGGGGCAGGAGTAGCACCTACCGCTTTCTTTGTAGCTTGATACTCATCTTGTATCTCCTTGATCTTTGCATCCTTCTGTGCTTGGGTTAGTTTTTTGTCGGCCCTTACGTTTGCAATCCTCTCTCT